CAAGACTACTAAACTCAGTAGCTGCATCCTTAACTATATCTGCCCTGTTCACTGGAGTGAAATCAAAAGTAGCACCATTCTGCCAATCCTGAAATGATACATCAAATGGACTTCCAGCTGACATAAAATTTGATCCCAGCTTCATCTTAGCATCAAGGAAAGCTTTACCCATCTCCACCTTCTGCTTATTGAAATGATAGAATGGATTAGACCTTTCAGTACCGATCATTTTTGCAATTTCATTCGCAGCTGCACTATAATCACCATTATACTTATCCTTAACTAAGGAATTAACTCCAGATTCAAAAGATTTAATTCTATTAGTAAGTTCTGCTAAATCATAGGTTTCAGTCTCACCTATTCTGGCTATCTCAGAGGCTTCAGCCATTTTGGCAGTATCAAAACGTTCCTGTCTTTTGGCAACAGCTTCTACAAATCTTCCCATTCCTTCAGGGTCATACATAGACATAATACCTGAGTCACGTCCTTGTTGACTATAGGCAGCTTCCGGGTTAAACTGCTGACGATAATATCTTAAAGTAGGAGACAAACTCATGTTAATGGTAGTTTAGATTGTTTATATTTCCATATGAATCCTCCAGCAGTATTACTTCTTCCAGTAAGATTATTATTAATAGAACTCCTAGATATTTTAGTAATACATGAAGCTTCTGTAGCACTAGCAAAATCTCCTAAAAAATTATTGGATAAGTCATATTGACTAATAGTAATAGAACGATTAGCATCTTTTCCAAATCTGCCAGTACAACTTCTATTACCTAATCCTCGTCTATTACCTATCATTTTAATAGATCTTTCTATATTATATTCCTCTTTAACCTTCCAATGTTTTCCAAGAGTAGGTTTGGAAGGTTTATTTTCTAACATTTTTTGATAATATTCCTTGGGGATAGGATATCTATTTTTCCAAGCATCCCGCATCTTTTGTTTTGCCTCTTCCGATCTTTTTAATCCTGAGTTAGGTCTTTCTACTATTCTACAAATGTTAAAATAAGGATTATTGGTATTTATAAAATGTTGCTCATAAGTAATCAAATCTTCTCTAGAGCATTTATGTAATACTGAAAGTTTTAGATCCGTTTCACCATACTTATTAAAATGATTCTGTAAAATAATTGAATGGTGTTTATTTTGTTTTAGTAATTTTAGATGCTGGTACCATCTCTGTCCAATTCCTATAGCACTTCCAATATAACATCTATCAGGATGAATAATGGATTCTATTATATATATACCAGATTCGTTTCGTATACTATTTCCTCTAGCCATGGTTACTTACCTTTTAATCTTACATTAGCACTAAACAGTTTCTTTCTACCTTTCTTGGTATATGAAGGATAGACTTCAGCATTAGGGGCAAACATCTTCATAGTATCATAATCCCTCTGGTATCTTGCATTATCAATAAAGTAGCTACCTACTGCTTCAGCAGCATTGGCCCACGGATCATTCTCTGCAAGAAGCATCCTATATGCATTCTCCTGCTGAGTATTGAATAAAGTTTCCTGGGCAGCAAGTTCTGCATTAAGAGCATTCATCTGATTCTGAGCAGCAGCATTAGTAGCTTCTTCTCTTTCAAGAAGTTCAGCATTCTGTTGTCCAAGTAATCTATTAACTCCTGTAACATTAGTAGCCATATTAGAATATGCTTGTCCTGCATTTAATCCTAAATTTCTTGCGTTAGAAGAACCTACAGATTTTGCAGCTTCAGCATTTCGTATATTGGCAAGCCTTTGCTTGGCTAGACTTATTTTCTCAGCTGCAGCCCTTTGTAATTTAACAGGTTTGGGAGCAGCCTTCTTAAGCCTGTTATAATCCAGGAATCCGGAAGCCATGCTGGCAATTTGTCCCATTGGATTAAGCCAGGGAGTAAAAGATTCTTCTGCTGATCCGGAGGTGGACTTAACAGGAATATTAGATTTTTGTAATCCCATATTTCCAACACTAGGAAGTAAATGAGATATGGGAGCTCTTCCAAGATAAGTTCCAGTAGTAGGAGTTCTTAAGGCTGGAGTATTTGACTTTGATGTACCAGTACCTATCCCAGGTCTTTCCCCTGTAATACTAACTTCTGGTAACATCTTTCCAAAATAAAGTTCTGGTGAATTTGTGGATAAAGGAGATGTTCTTAAAGAAGGAATCATTCCTAATCCTTCGGTATACATACCTTTAGTAGGATCTTGAGTATTTCTATTCCAAGGAGTTGCACTAGGGCTATAACCTATTCCAAATAAGTTTCTTAGTTCCTGAGATATTCTACTTCTAGATGGAAGATATTCTCCATCCTGATACCTAGGAAGACTTCCTCCTTCCCTAAGTCCATAATCTGCTAATGTCATAGGTGCAGCTGCACTATGGGAATATGCACCAACCGGAGCTTTTGGTATAGGTAAAAATGGATAAGCTGCAGGATTCTTACGTTTCCTGATATAGCCACCTTTCTCATAACCAATTATCTTTCTGATCTCAGGATTTTGCATTATAACACTATCTCTTAAATTGACAACTCTCTTTCCATAGACAGGATTCTCACTCATATTTATAGGAGCCTCCATTCCATAAAACTTCTCACCTGTTTTACCAATACTTCCATAACCATTCCAAGCCTGTATAATATCTTCCTCAGAAGTTTTTCCCAGTCTTTTAGCAAGTTGATTCTTACCAGACATAAACTTCATGGATTCATCTAGAATACTTCCTTGTGGATTGTAGTTACCAAGTCTAAATGGATTATGCATTTCATCAGGATTAAATCCAGTTTCCTGAAGATTGATCGCTAATGCTGTATAAGGATTAACCCCATATTCAGATGCAACCTGTGCTACACTTTTAACATAATCAGGAGTTACCTTGGCATGCATCCTGCGAGTATCCTGCATAGGCTTTCCGGTAACCATATCTAAAACTCTATTATCTTTTATATTAATAAGTTCACCACCTTCCTGTTTCCTACCTCCAGCTATCCAACCAAAGTATCTCTTCTGTCTTGCAGTTAGTTTCTTACCATGAGCTGTTCCATCTCTTAACATCTCCTTAGCTTTAGCAGATGTAAGAGAACCTCCCTTACCAAACATTCCAAAAGTTTCCTTACTGGGAGTTCCAGTCTCTTTAGTAAATTCTTGTGCCGTCATAAGATTATCAAACTGCTTATCTACTGCAGTCCTTAGTAAAATATCATTCTTATAAAGATTATTCCAGGAATCTTTATTTAATTTATGTTTATTAACCAGATCATTGGCTGGTTTTGCAAATCCCAGTGAATCAGAATAAATATAGGTATTATGATCGTGGGGGTTATATCTTGCGACTTCATCTTTCTCAGTTAATGCTATTGGTTTATTTTTTGATACTGCTGAAGGATTACCAAACTCATCAGTTAATATACCACCATCAGGACCTTCATGAGTCTGACCATTATAAACTATAAATCCTCCCTGCTTAGCTACAGGTGCATAGGTAGGAGCCTGAGGCATATTAGATAACCTTGAAGCAACTGACCTATCAAATATTTGATCTTCTATATCTTCATTAAATCTTTCTGCCTGTTCTCTACCTTTTTTACCTGAGAGTAATCCAATAAATGTCTTATTCAGATTACCCATTTTTCTAACATCAACTTTTCTAAGATCTCTTGAAGCATCATTATAGATATCCTGCATCCTTGCATCTTTAATTCCTCTGATACCTTGTATAATAGGATTCATTACCATTCCTGCTATACCAACTCCCTGTGCAACGGATCCCATAGCATCATTAAAATTAAAATCATCTATAGGTAACTCTCCACCAAGTTCGTATTTCCACTTACGGGCATTAAGTGCAAACTGAAGTTTCTTCCTCATTGCAGGACCTGCACCTTTTAGGCGACTTCTCATAGCAGACACGGAGAGCTTTTTGCCCTTCTTTGCCCCCATCGCCTTTCTTAAACTACCTCTTTTAGAAGGTTTTATATAAATCTTTTTCTTAGTCGCCATTGCTAATCAAATTATTGCAAAGTTAATATATATAATTGAAATATACAAATAGTTATCAGTGTTTTATCTACCAGACTTTAGTAGGTATATACATAAAATTTATTGGATGGACTACTAATTTTTTATAGGTTGTGTTCTGCTTCCAGGTAAATACAGCCTTAATCCAGGAATCACGTATTCTTCCTGAGTCGCCTGAATTCCTAAATGTGTTAATTCTCCATTTACGAAATCTTCTCCTGAGATCAGGTCTGGTATACAAGTTCATAACTCCTGTATCCTGATGTGTATTAGATATTTGTAAAGTATCAAAGGTTAGATTAAGAACATCTTCTCCTTCTCTGGTAAGATCAGTTATCCATTCTGCTTCATGAAAAGTAACAACCCTTGTCTTTGCAGGATTAGCTATTAAAGTTAATGAGCTCTCCTGGTATACTCCATAATATTCATTATAAGCTGCCTTAGCTGGAGAAACATTATGTATATAAAACTTATTACCATTAAGGGAAGATAGCAAATACTTATCAAAAGTTATATACTTAGTTGGACAGAAAGTGAAAAATTCTGAAAATGCATCCAGGTATCCTGAGAATACTAAGGTGTCTCCCGTAAGTGGAGTAAAAAGAACCTCCCTATTGGCTCTATCGTAAGCTGTGACACATGATGTAAATGGACTTGACTCAAGATATGACTTCATACCCTTAGTGTCTGAAATCGCTTCTAATGACTCTAGGATGCGATATATACTTATATTCTTATCATCATAATAATATATACCAGATTCAGTAGGACAAATTGCTTCATACATGGATGTCCCTGATTTTTTTGAAATGTAATCATATCTGCTTAAGATCCCTCCGGTACCTACTGCAAGACTGGCTGTATTATTGGTTTCTACAAGTTCTCGCTCCAGGACAGAGAGAAGAGCTATACCCCTTGCCTGAAATGCAAACAATCTATCGTTATAATTAAGTATCCTTGTAATCCCACCAAATTCTCCCTCAAGTTCTATATAGTTGTTAAATTTGAATTTTAACCAGGAATCACTATATTCTCCAGAGTATTTTAAGTCACTGCTTGTTACCATTGTATCTCTTAGTCTACTATTCCTGAAATCATATGGTTTAGGAAGATAGATCTTTGAGATATCCTTTGCAGAATAAGCAGAATTATATCTATATAAGTCTCCTATATTAGGATAACTATTTGGAAATTGAACTATACCTAATGTCTGCTTCTCAGATAAATAATAATCCTTTCCACTAATACTAGCCCTAGACATTTCATTAGCAGTATTATTAAGATAATAGTTTAGATTTATCTTACTCTCAACCGGAAATGTTACAAAGACCTGTCCTGAATGATCTACATATTCAGCATCTGTATCAAGGAATAATTTAAGATATACAA